GTGATTCACTTCGACTTCCTTCTGAGGGAAGTGCTCGTGGCATTTATTACATTCGTAATGCTTTGCCATCCTCCCGGATGACTTATTGATTTTAGTTCCTACGAATGCTTCTTGTAAGGTTTCATATTTGGGAGGCCACCTTTGGGAAGCTGAACGGAGAGCACTCTTAATGAACGAGTGAAACCTACTCTCAGTCCATTGACCTCCGTTTCTTGTTTTAACTCTCAATTGGAAATTCCCACAATACAGGGCTGCCATCTTCATGCAGTTCCCTAGTCATCCACAACAGTCTTCCTGACTCTAACAGGAATCTGTCCCCATCATCCCCATAGACGGCCCTATAAGCCTCTCTGACGCGATTAAATGCTTCCTGGGTAGTCAGACATCCTTCGAGGATTCCAAGGGCTTTAACAGGCCCCAATCCCTCAACGCCGAGAATAGAGTCCGTACGGTCCCCTGTGAGGCATTGGGAGTAGAAAAACAATAAACCCGTACCTTTGATGGATTTTCTGTCAGCAGACAGAAAGATGTGTCCAATCTCGTCGGTAAGAAACGGACCAAATTGAGGCTGATTTCCCAGCTCCCAACCATAATGCCATCCAGGAACAGCTCGCAGGTCTTTGTCTCTGGTACAGATGATGCTTTCGACTCCGTCTCCAAGCATTCTCTTTGTTTGTTCGATGGCCATAAGGTCATCTGCTTCCAGTCCGTCTTGAATTCTGACATCGAAATTCCCTTCCATGTAAGCTGTAATGTTGGCAAAATGCCAAGGCTTATTGCTCGGTCGATCTTTGTATGGCTGACGTGTAGCCAATTGTTCTCGGAAGTTGTGCTTACCTGTCAGATACAGGATGGGAGGGGCCGTAGCCCCAACAACACCACAAATGTTGTCAATACGACTACGAAGAATCTCTTCTACATAATCGAATAGGGGAGGCCCCTCATTCTGCCACCCTGCTTCCGCAGCAAACCCTACTTCATACCGGAGAACGTCACCGTCCACCAAAGGTTGCATTAGTAGGGGGCGTCTTCGTCCTTACCTTCCCAAGGGGCTTCTTCTTCCTTCGGAGGCTCTTGAGCAGGAGCTGGAGCGGGCTTACCACCAAGCAGCTTCTGCAGCTTACTGCCTTCGTAATTCAGATTGCCCTTGATCTTGTCTCGAATCCATTCAGGGAACGATTCAAACACCTTGAGATCAGGGTTGTCCAGATCGAACACACGAGGCTCGTTAACCAGCTCAGGGCACTTCTCTGCGTCACGAGGGCGCATAGCAGCGATGGAAGCCACATTGTCATAAACCTTACCGTTGTTACCAGGATTGTTGACAATAGTGATGTTCACAGGCTGTGTGATAGCTCGACTGAAATCTCCACCCCACTCTTGCGTAGGATCGAAAGCTAGATAGCGTTGAGTGCTCTTAGCCTTGTCAGCGTACAGCCCGTAGAACGGGAGGGTTTCACTAATCCACCGGGGCTTGTCCTCAATCGGCTTATCATTCTCGTCCAGCATAAACTCATCAACGAGTTCATACGTCAAACCAATCTCATTCACAGGAGGCTTGTCCTGACCCTTATAGGGCTTCTGAGCCTGCAAACCAAAGTCAATCAGCTGGACAAGACGGGCAGGGTAAACACCTGGCGCAATGTTCTTCTGTTCGACAAACTTAGTGTTCTTACTGCCCTTGGGCGCAACCAAAGCCATATATTACTCTCCTTGTTCGTTCAACTTAAAACTGACGTTGGAAATCAAATCCAGAGGAATGATTTCATTCTCGCCAGTTGCACGAGAGATGCTCACTGCACCTCCACCGATTTGATAACCAACGACGTTATCGTAGATAAGGGTGTCGTTACGACGATCCCGGAAATTGATAGTGATGGTGCCAATGTCACCGAAATTTGCGTTCATTTAATTCCTTATTAGCGAACAACTTCAATAGTCTTCTTGACGAATCGTCCGTAATTGTCACGGTAGACGGTGATGCGTTCAACACCCCCGATAGGTTTTGTCTGAGAACGATGGAACATCTTGTCACCGTATTCGTTACGGTATTGACCACGTTCACCTTGCTTCACAACACGGCCTTGCAGCTTCCAACCGTTAAAAGTGCTATAACTCATTTGATATTCCTTTCAGTGGATGTCCCACCAGTTTTTAC